GCCGGTGCTTAGTGGTCGGTCGCTTCGTGAGCGATACAACGCGGGTGCGAACCCCGCCACCGGCTTAAGAAAACGAATTTATGATAATCAGGATTGTATAACGAGTGTATAATAATCGTAGGTGCATCGATGGCGGATAAGATCGTTGGTGTTGAACTTGAGGCAGAATTGCGTCAGATAAAATCTATGGCTGATGGCACTTATAATATTGTGATTAATGTTCCTGAATATTGTTTAGAACAGATAAAAGTAATGTTGGGTTGGCTGAATAATCTTGTTGATATTGTCATTGCAGAAAAGGAAAAATTGGGGTAAATGATAATTAATGATGGTAAAATGAGAGTGAGATGGAAGATTTAAGAAGTGAATTAGAGCAATTGAATGAGCGCCAGCGCGCTTATGTGATAGCACGCTCAAAATCCAATTCTGACTCTCAAGCATTAAAAGAAGTTGGCATTTCTCCAGCAACTTTTTGGAGATGGGATAAGGAATTACGCGATAAACTAAATGATATTGCGCAACGCTTCAAAACTGAAGTTGCCTATCGCGTGCTAATGAAGCTACAAGATAATGCAGAGGATGCTGCTGGGGCAATTGTAGGATTGCTTAAAAGTCGAAATGAGAATGTTCGCATAAAAGCTGCGCAGGACATACTCGATAGAACTATTGGTAAAGCCTCTCAAACTTTTGATGTAAATGCTACTACAGAAGCCAAGATTGTAATTGATACTACAGAGATATTGAGCCGAAATGGAATTGATAATAAAGAACCGTCTGCATCCATGTCAGAGGACGGTATATGATGATGATACCCGTTTCAGAGTTCTCGCAGCCGGCAGGCGCTGGGGTAAAACCCGCCTTGCCGTCATTACTGTGTTTGAAGTTGGATTGCAGGGCGGCTGGGCTTGGTGGGTCGCTCCGACTTATAGAGTTGCCGATAATGGCTGGGATCCAATTCGAAAGTTGAGCTTAAAAGTGCCAAATGCAGAGATTAGATATGCTGACAAGGTTGTGAACTATCCGGGCGGTGGACGGGTCGATATCCGCACGGCTGATGACCCCAGTAAACTGGTTGGCAGCGGGCTCGACTTCGTAGCGCTTGACGAATTTGGTTCAATGAAAAAGCGCGTATGGACTGAATCAATTCGCCCTTCTTTATCGGATAGATTAGGAAGAGCATTATTTATCGGAACTCCCAAGGGCAGAAACGAATTTTACCAATTGTATTTACGCGGTCAAGCCGGTGAAGAAGGCTGGAAGAGCTGGCGATATCCGACTTCGAATAACCCCTTCATTTCCAAAGCAGAAATTGAGGCAGCTAAGCGCGATTTGCCTGAGCTTACTTTTAGGCAGGAGTATGAAGCTGAATTTATTGATGACGAAGGCTCGGTATTCAGGCGGGTAAAAGAGGCGGCGGTCAACGAGATTCAAATGCCTCAACCTGATCGGCAATATATGGCCGGCGTGGATGTGGCAGCGTCAGTCGATTACACAGTCGTTTCGGTTATGGACATCGAGAGCCATTCTCAGGTATATGTAGACCGATTCAATCGCGTGGATTATCCCGTTCTGATTGATCGCCTGCAATCAATTTATCAACGCTATCATATGACCAGCATGGTTATCGAGGCAAACAGCATTGGCAGGCCGGTGATAGATGAGCTGGTGCATCGCGGGCTTAATATCGTTCCTTTCTTTACAACAAATGCTACAAAACAAACAATCATTCAGAATTTACAAGCCGCGTTTGAGAATGGCGATATTAGTATTATCTCTGAGGAAAGTACTATTGACGGAATGCCAATCGGTGCAATACAAGTGGGTGAACTGCTAAGCTACGAAAGCAAGCGCTCTATTTCTGGATCATTTTCGTATTCAGCGCCGGAAAATCAACATGATGACACTGTGATGGCGCTGGCGATCGCGTGGAACGGAATGACGGCAGGCAATGTGGTTTATGCACCGTATTTATTTGGGTAGGTGAAACATGGATAATGCAATCATAGAAGCTGCGAATAGATTATTTCGGATTTCGGAAACGCAACGCACCGAAAGGATGCGCAAGGCGTGGATGGCATATTATGGTCAGTCCGCCAAGCCACTCAAAGTTATACGCGGTCAAGCTGATGACAACTTGCGCGAGAACTTTGCACGCATCATTGTGGATAAGAGCGTGAGCTTCCTATTTGGCAAAGAAATTGGATTTGAGCTTGACGAAACGGGCGAAACGGAAGCCGAAAAGTGGCTGGATAATGTTTGGGCACGCAATAAGAAGATGACGCTGATGCATTACTTAGCTCTGAACGGAGCGGTATGTGGGCAGGCTTTTCTGAAAATTCACTATCCGCCGGGAGCTGAATATCCGCGCCTGATCGTTCTGGATCCGGAAACAGTTACAGTATCTTTGGCATCTGACGATATCGAAAATGTGCTGAAATTCGAAATTGCTTATACGAGTTATGATCCGAAAACTCAAAGCATCGTTGGAATTAATCAGGTGATAGAAAAAGCTGGCGAAGTGTGGAGAATTATTGATCAAGTTGGGGATGAAAATTATGATCATTGGAGTGTGGTTGAGGATCAAATCTGGCCGCATAATTTCCCGCCGATCGTTTATTGTCAAAATTTACCCTCGCCTAATGAGTTCTGGGGAACGAGTGATATTGAGGATGATCTGCTCGAAGCCAATGATAAGCTGAACTTCACCATGAGCAATATGCTCAAAATTATCCGCTATCACGGACATCCCAAGACTTGGGGAAGCGGTTTTGATGCGCGGCAATTGAGAATTGCTGTTGACGAAACACTCGTTTTACCGCAAGGCGCCACGCTGCAAAACTTGGAAATGCATAGCGATCTTGGCAATTCGATTGAGGTTTACAAACGCATCAAAGAATTTCTGCACGAGTTATCACGCACTCCAGAAATTGCAACGGGAAAATTAGAGGGATTAGGACAATTATCCGGACTTGCCTTGCAAATCATGTATCAGCCGCTTATCGAGAAAACTAATACCAAGCGGCTGCTCTATGGGGATATGCTGATTGAGCTGAATCGCAGGCTCTTGGCTATTGGTGGTTATGGTGAGGATAATTATACGAAAATTATCTGGCCTGATATTTTACCAGTTGATACTGCTCAACAAATCAACGAGATGCGATTTGATAAGGAAATTGGAGCAAGTGATTATACTCTGCTCAGTAGACGTGGATATGACCCAGAAACAGAGGCTGATAGACGCAAAATGGATACGCAATCAGCAGGAGAGGCTTTATTAGCTGCATTCAACGAAGGTTTGTAATATCTAAAGGTTACAATGCCAACGATTATTGATTTTATCGAAAAGTTCCAAGAGGATTTGCTCAAGCGTGAGCGGCGCTCGGCTTCAGAAATGGTGCGCGTTTATGCTGAAGGTTGGAGAAAAATAAGCAGGCAAATCAAAAGGTTGAATGCAGAATTAGCTGAGCTGATAAAAAGGGGAGAGCAGCCGGGACCGGGCTGGATCGCTCAAAATGAACGGGCACGAGCACTTCAGGCACAGATACAACGCGAATTAGCTAAGTTTACAAAATATGCAGAGGAAAGTATTGTAAAACAACAATCTGAAGCAATCAGGCTTGCGCTTGAGCAGTCGCAAGATTTAGCCGAGCTTTCAATCGGTCATGGCTTAGAAGGTTTTTGGAATAGGATAAATCGATCAGCTGTTGAGATCATGGTTGGAATGAACCAGCCCGGATCGCCGTTGCACAAATTGCTTAATGACATTTTAGCTGAGGGCGCGGAAGCTGCAAGGCAGGCACTCGAACAATCGATCCTATTAGGTTACGGTCCGGAACGTGTAGCGCGTGAAATTAGAAACGCTCTTGGGATATCGCTTGACCGCGCATTGAAAATTAGCCGAACAGAAATCCTACGTGCTTATCGTATTGCAAATTTAGAGAGCTATAAACAAAATCCGAATATTGTCAAAGGCTGGAAATGGCTTACAGCAGGTGATGGCTTGGTTTGCATATCTTGCCGGCTGATGAATGGCACAGTTCACAAACTTAGTGAGGAGATGCATTCGCACCCAAATTGCCGATGTGCAATGAGCCCGATAACGATAAGTTGGGAAGATTTAGGGGAAATGTACGGATTAGATTTTAGCGGAATAGATAATCCGCCGATCGATATTGATGCACTTGCAGAAAAGTGGGGATTAAGTGAAAAACAAGTCAGACAATATAAAATTAATCAGATGAGCGGCAAGGATTGGATTGAGAGTCTTAGCGATAACGAACAAATGAGATTGATGGGTAAAACAAAATTTTACGCTTGGAAGGACGGTGCATTTGATTTAGATGATTTATTGCGCACAACCTACTCAGCAGAATGGGGCGCCGGAATAAGGCAAGCCCGATTAGATGAACTATTGACGCCTGAGCAGATATTAAAATACAAAGCAATGGCGAAAGATTAGTGTTATAATAAATAACAAATACGCTACGACTGCGGAAAAGTCGGTGGAGGATAAAATGACGGAAGAGAACGCGAAACCAAGCGAAACGCCGGTAGAATCTGGTGACGGCACCAGCGCAGAAGTTAAGCAATACTCGCAAAAGGAGTTGGATCGAATGTTCGCTGAGCGCGCGAAGCAGGCTGAACAGGCAGCGCTAAAACGTCTTGGATTTGAGAGAATCGAGGATGCTGAAGCTGTGATTAAAAAGGCTCGTGATTATGACGAGGCTCAGAAATCAGAGCTGCAGAAGCTGCAAGAGCAACTCGCGGCAAAAGAGAAGCGAGAGGCTGAACTTTTATTGGCTCATAAGAAAATGACTGTACGATCTGAGGTGTTAGGTTTGGCGAGTAAACTTGGCGTTGCTGACGCTGAAGCTGCTTATAAGCTTATTGACCATGATGCGGTCGAATTTGATGATAATGGCAAGCCAAAAAACTTAGAAGACCTGCTCAAGGCGACAATCAAGGAGCACCCATTTTTAGTGGGTAGTGGAACGAGCTCAACTAATCCTGCACGCGGGCGTGGCGAAGAAAACGATCCTTTTATTTTAGCTGCAAAAAAGGCAGCTGGACTAAAATAGGAGGAATATTATGGGTAATTCAATTGGTTTAGCATCAAAATTTGTACCGATTCTGGATCAGATTTACAAAGCGGAGTCGAAAACGGCGCGCTTAGATGCTGCCGTGCGTCCGGTAAACTTTGCCGGTGCGAATGTCGTTGAGGTTTTCAAAACCTCTCTTGTTGGTTTGGGCAATTATGACCGTGGCACAGGCTATAAAGCCGGTGATGTAACTGGGACTTGGGAAGCACTTACGCTTAGTAAAGATCGTGGCCGCGCCTTCAGCGTTGATAAGATGGATGACGAGGAAACTCTCGGTCAAGCCTTCGGTACGTTAGCTTCTGAGTTTATCCGCACTCAGGTTGCGCCTGAGCTGGATGCTTACCGCTTCGCTACTTATGCGGGCTGGAGTGGTATTCAAACCACAACTGCGGCAGATTTATCAACTGCCTCTGCTGTTTTGGCTGCAATCGATGTGGCAGCTGGTAAATTAGATGAAAAAGAAGTACCAAATGAAGGCCGGATTTTGTTCATTTCAACCGGCATATATCGCTTGCTTATGGGGGCAGTTTCTCGCACTCTGAGCAATGAAGGTAAATTCGACCGCACCTTGCAAATGCTGGATGATATGACTATCGTACCTGTTCCGCAGGCTCGCTTCTATACGGCAATTACATTGGATAGCGGTTCTTCTTCCAGCGGTGGCGGATATGCTAAAGGTAGTTCGGCTAAAAATATTAACTTTATGCTATTGCATCCATCGGCAGTATTGCAGGTTACGAAATTAGCTCAACCACGCATTTTCTCGCCTGAAGAGAACCAAACAGCGAATGCTTGGCTGTTCCAATACCGCATTTACCATGATGCTTTTGTGTATGATAATAAGGTTGATGGTATTTATCTGCACAAGGCTGCCTAAGGAGGTCTGAAATGACCCTAAAAACTGTAGGAATTGCAGGCTGGTTAGCTGACGTTGTAGATAATTTTGATTCAATCGAGAATACGCTTGGCAATGGCGTGCTGAACGTAGCGCGGTTTACTTTTGATACAGCGATTGCTGCCAATAAAGCAACAGGTGCTCATGGAACTGGTGTTACCATTCCTGCCAATGCGATCATTGTTGGTGGGTTTTTCGAGGTAAACACTGGATTTACTTCTGAGAACTCAACCGCAACCATTGCGATCTCG